TCGTTGATGGCGTCCATAATGTCGGTGCCAAACTGGCGCACCAGGGAAACAACCGGGTCGCCTCCGTTGGCCCACTCGCTAAGGAAGTGTGCACTGCGGGGGTCGGCAGTGAACATATTACTTAGGCGGCTCTCGTGGTCTTTGTACTCGTCAATGCGATGGTCGTAATCGTCGTAATCGTCGTTGATTTGGCCATACAGCACCTCGTCGTCGTCAAAATTTTTGTCGGGGTACTTGGTCCGCAAGCGTTCGAGTGTCTTGTCGCGCTTGCTCATATTTGCTTGATTATCAGTTACTGCCATAATCGTTTCAGTTTATTTGTAATCTATAGACACAAATTTAAGTGCGGTGGGTGCCTCACACATTTTATTTGTTTACTGATTTTTGGGTAATTTTATAGCAAACAATGTCCTCTCTATGAAACACTTTGGGTCTATTGCCGAACATGAACATGAACGAAGCCGCGACTTGGTGCGTGCCTATCTTCACCAAATTCAGACGGCACGTCACATTCGCATCCACGAAATCTTTACCCGCGTGGTGAAAATGCCCGCCGCGCGTTTCTATGTATCGGAAGAGCGGGCCGCCGTTGTACTGGGCCGCATGTTCCGGGGCGATAGCCTGAAGGGGATGCGCCCTAACAAGCGGGCAATGTTCCAGGAAATCTACCGCCGGGCGTGCGAACTAAAAGCGAAGCACCCCGAGCTCTCCACCCTAGAACTTGCATCTATCATCGTGCGACAGCCGGCGCCGTGCTTCTACTTGACACCGGCCTCGGCAAAGGTTATCTACTATCGCATAAGAAACAGATGGAAACGAAACAAGCACTAAACACCGCGCTGGCTGTTGCCCTGGTGGTGCTTGTGATAGCACTACTCCCCCACCCTGACCCTGGTGTGATAGGACTAAGGAAGGGCGCGGGAATCGTGGCGCGGCTGTGTTATCCCTTCTTCCACGTGTCACTGCTGCATGCCGCCGTTAACGTGTGGTGCATGCTGCAGGTGGTCTTTTGTTGGCGTACACCGCTGCGGCATATCGTCACTGCGTATGTTATTGCCGTGCTGGCCCCGGCACTCACCACCACTCCCACACTTGGACTGTCGGGGGTGTGCTTTGCACTAATTGGGCGGTCGCTGTTTCGGCTTAATTCGCCCTGGGTAATTGTTGCCTGGGTGGCGGGGCTGTCGATTGTGCAGGCGCTGCTGCCTGGCTCTAACGTAGTGTTACACCTTTATTGTTTCGTGGCGGGCGTGGCGGTCGCTGCGCTCACTGCACCACTGATTAATGTCAACCGCAATCGATGATATATTAACCACCAACGCAGAGCGCATGCAGGCGCGGCGGTCCACCTTCAACCCCATCACGGGTGAGGGGGTGTTCCTTGAGCGCACGCAGGTGCACATCGACGACTTTCCCATACCGGTGCAATACCTACCCAACACGATGCTCACGGTGCCACTTATTGCCAAGCTCATCGAGGCGGGCACGCTGGAGAAGTTCTTGCAGGACATCGGCAGCGACAACGCGCAGGTGCATCGTGACGCAGTGATAGCGCAGTTCCTGCGGGTGCGCAACGAGCACGACTTTTGTTTCTGGGCTGCAACGCTGGTCTATATCAAACAGAAGGGTGGCGGCAATGATGTGCGCTTCGTACTCAACCACCCCCAGCGGCGACTCATCAATCACTTCGAGCAGTTGCGACTGCAAGGCCAACCGATTCGTTTAATCCTACTGAAGGCGCGCCAGTGGGGCGGGTCTACTGCAATCCAAATCTATATGGCGTGGTTACAGCTGTGCCACAAGACCGGCCTTAACTCCCTCATCGTGGGTCACATCAAGGACGCCTCCACCGAGGTGAAGGACATGTTCGACCGCATGCTTAACGCCTACCCCATCACTATGCTATACCCACCGGGCTATGACATCAAACCCAGCGACCCCAAGATGGTGGGCGTGGGCCAGTCGGGAAATATCCACCGCGTGCCGGCCCGCAACTGCAAGATTAAGATAGGCACAGCCGAGAAGCCCGACAGTGCCCGCGGTGGTGACTATAACCTGGTGCACTGTACCGAGGTGGGGCTGTGGACTAAGACCGAAGGTAAAACCCCGGAGCAGATTGTGCGCTCGGCGTGCTCGGGTATCTTACTTAAGCCCTACACCATGATTGTGTATGAATCAACAGCCAACGGCACGGGCAACTTTTTCCAGCGAGAATACGATGCCGCCAAAGCGGGACAGTCGCAATTCGATGCGATGTTTGTGCCCTGGTTTGAAATTGAGCAATACACGGCGCCCATCGATGATGTTAAAGCATTTGCCCGTCAACTCTACAGCAATCGCCAGCAGCAACAAGCCGACAATGCGCGCCAGGAACCTGGGCGTTATCTGTGGTGGCTGTGGGAACAAGGTGCAACGCTGGAGGCAATTAACTGGTATATTGCCGAGCGGTCTAAGTACACCGACCACGGCGACATGGCCAGCGAGTACCCCAGCGACGACATCGAGGCGTTTGTGCACTCGGGGGCGCGTGTATTCGACCGCTACCATGTGGAACGCCTCAAGGGCTCATGCCGCCCGCCCAAGTGGCGCGGTGACATCGTGGGTGAAGCTATCGATGGCGAGGACAGCCTGCAGGGGCTGCACTTTGTCGAGGACACGCAGGGCAACATTGACATCTGGACAATGCCTGAAATCGACAAGGACGAGCGCGTGGAGGACCGCTACCTGTGCGTTGTCGACGTGGGCGGCCGTGGCGGCAAGGCTGACTACAGTGTTATTGTGGTGTTCGACAGGGTGTATATGCTTGACAGCGGCGGTAAGCCAACGGTCGTGGCGCAATGGTATGGACATATCGATATAGACTTGCTCACCTGGAAGGCGGCGCAAATTGCAGCGTTCTATGACGACGCGCTGCTGGTTATCGAAAGTAACACGTTGGAAACCCGTGACCCCTATCGATATACCGAGGGTGACCAGTCGTCCTTCATCCTGAATCAGTTGCGCGAGGCCTACCCCAACCTATATGCACGCAAGCAAAGCGAGGAGGACATCCGCGAGCACGCGCCCGTCAAATATGGATTCCACACCAATGTAGCCACCAAACCAAAGATTATCACATCACTCGTGCGCATCATTCGTGACGGGCTATATGTGGAGCGTGACGCGCGTTGCCTCGACGAATACCTAACCTACGAGCGCAAGAAGAATGGAGCCTGGGGCGCTATCCTGGGTAAACACGACGACTTGCTTATGACGCGGGCCATCGGTTTATATGTATGCTTTTACGAAATGCCGTTGCCGCAAGTGGTCAGCCGCAGTGCGATTGCACCGCGTAGCACGCGCCACTTCTCGGGCTCGGCAGCACAAATCAATTAATAACCAAACAACAATTCAACATGAACATCTTTGTCAAACTCAAAGCACTATTGCAACTGCGTAAGGCTATCAACATGGCCAATGCCGCCTACAGTGAACGGCCGCAACGTTACTACATTGTTCCCTCGCTTGACGCGCGTGGCAAGCGGCAACTTGTCATTGTCGACAAGCGCAACTTCCGGAAGCTCCGGGCCAAGCACTACATCCCCGCCGAGGCTAACATGAACTCGCTTTTTGTGGAGTGTGTCTACTGCACACCACACGCCAACGGTTCAGGCGCCCTCACTAAGGAAATGATTGACGACAAGCGCAAAATGTATCTCGACTGGGTAGCACTCTACTCAAAGCGAAAACGCAAAGCATAGGTTATCATTTTCGTGGCCTCACGAAAATAACCACCACCCCACACATATATATAATAATGTGGCCCGCAGAATCTTATCCCGGGCCACATTGTCGTCTATGAATTATGATTAACCCTGCATGGCTTGTTGCGCCTGGGCAACGGCGTTCATGTCGGCGCCCTGCTGTGCTTGGGCAAGTAGTTCAGGCGACACGCCGTCGGGCTGTTCACCGCGCTCCAGCTGTTCACGCTGCGAGTTGATGGACTGCAGTAGCTGGTCGGAGAAGGGGAAGTCGCCCACCTCGAGTAATTGCTCCAGCGATATTTGTCCGGCTTGCCATACCTGCAACAGGAACTCGTTGGCAATTTGGCGATACACTGGCGTGCTGGTGCTCTCGATGATGGACAGGTCGAAGTCGATGTCGTCGAACTTGTCGGGGTCATACTCGACCACTCCCGAGCGGCGGCCGGCGATATTGATAACTCGCTTGGTGTCGTAATACTGCTGTATGTTCTTCACATCTTTACGGGCACCATCCTGGACGAACTGCCCAAAGCTATCCAGCAAATCGAGTAGTGACATGGTGGCGTTTTGCGACTGCTGCGCATACAAGCTACCACTGGTGCTGCTGTAACCGGGCTTGCCCTGCAGCGCCCCGTGGATTCCGCTAATATCCTCGAAGAGTTTCAACTGCAGGTTAAGCAACTCACTAATACCAATGTTGGTTGAATTGTTGCTAATCTGTTGCGGCAGGGGTGTG